GACAGGCTCCACTGCGTCTATGGTTCCTAATTTGAGTGGGTCTAATTATGACCCTCTCTTTGTAGGAGGAGGAGTGGATCACCCGAGTAAGATAGAGAGACAAGAGATTCTAACACAGAAAATCTGGTTCTCTGGAAAGTACAGTTATTACCTCCCGGCTACCCACTTTAAAAATGGGCAGTTCACTAGTGATAGTGAATCCGTTTGGGATCGGTTAGTAACGTACGAAGCACTCTGGAATAAAGTGCTCGGTACTAGGCTTACGCCAACGGTACTGTATAATCTTACGCCATGGACTTGGTTGGCCGACTGGTTTGCGAACATTGGTGACATAGTCTCCAATGCCACGTCTCTCCAGCAGGACAATCTTGTGATTAAGTACGGGTACCTCATGTGTGAAACCACACTTGAGGTCATCTATACGGCTTATGGATTTAAGTTTACAAACTTCGATCCTGGGCCCCTGGTAACGGCATACCGCCAAACGCGGAAGAGTCGTTACCGGGCCACACCTTACGGGTTTGGCCTAAACCCTGCGTCGTTTACGGCGCAGCAATGGGCCATCCTTGGTGCGTTAGCACTCACCAAGACCCCTAGCTCTCTTAAAGCTAACTAGTTGGACAACTAGTATAGAGAGCGATCAGGAGTCCTAGAATCACTAGGATTCTTAATGCACATCCCCTCATAAAGGGGATCCACCTTAAGGAGTAATGCTATGGCTTTCGCCGACCCGCAGTCTGTCACTATTAACGCTGTCGCTCAATCGCTTCCGCGAACGAGTTCTGGTGTTAATGCCGGCGTCTTTACAAAAGACGACGGGACCGTGTCTCTAAGTATCTCCCATCAGTACGGGAGTCGTACTCGGAGGCAGCTGCGTCTGACTCACAAGAAGATCATCACTGATCCGCTTGCCTCGGACCGTAATTTGCCTGTCACGATGAGTTTTTACGTCGTCGCTGACACGCCGGTTACGGGTTACACCGTGGCGGAGCAGAAGCAGGTCGTAGACGCTCTTGTAGCGTACTTGACCGCTTCCAGTGGTGCGAAGGTTACCCAGCTTCTGGGTGGCGAGAACTAATTGTTCTCGTTTTCCTTCGCAAGACTGCCTCTTCGCAGGTTTGTGAAGAGTCGCAAGAGGGATCCGATGAACGCTATGGCTATGGACTTTTACCTGAAAGGGAAAAGTGAAAAGCCATATAATGCTTCTTCGGGAGCTTCTGACAGAAGTCGGAAGCTGGTGTCGCATAAGCACCGATCGCGATTGGAAAACAATCACGACCCGCGTCAAAGATGAGGGGTTCTCGTTTCTTACGATTACCCTGACGGACTTTGCTAGAGACTTCCAAAAAAGTCTCGAACAAGGTTTTGTCGATCGCAACTCTTTTAAAGGCTTTGCCTTTAGAGCAGGTCTCCCCCGATTTCTCGGAGGTTTCCTCGATCTTGTCTTTGACCGTGGTACTGGTGTGCTACTGGAGAATCCTTCATTGGATGCTATCTTCAGCATACGGCAGCTAACGCTGCTATACAAGAAGGTCAATCTACCCTGCTCGAAAGAGCGAGACAGAAAGGCAATCAATGAATATCTCCAGTGTGAGAGTGACATCCGAGTACTTGAACGGACCGGAGTGGCGAGTAATCGCCAGTTCCGAGTCGCGTTTGAGGCGATATTCGGAAGAGTGCTCAGCGTATTGGACAGAAATGTCTCTTACAATGAGCTTCTACCGAAGCACGGCCCTGGAAAAACTGCTGATCATTATTTGGCAAATGCTAAGTATGATCAACGGAAATGGACCACTAGATTGCAGGCGGTTTTCCCTTGGGAATACTACCTATCTAGTAGTTGGAGCATCTCGAAAGAGAATATCCAGCCGCTACTCGAAGTCAACGAACCTGGCGCCGAAACACCTGTCAAGGTAGTTACGGTACCTAAGACGCTGAAGACACCTCGTATAATTGCAATGGAACCGGCTTGCATGCAGTATATGCAGCAAGCGGTGAAAGAGCAGTTATACGCGTTGATAGAAGCAGATGACATCGCTTCGCTCTTCGTCGGATTTGATGACCAGACTCCTAACCAGGAGCTGGCTCGCAAGGGATCCCTTGATGGGACCCTCGCTACACTCGATTTGAGTATGGCGTCCGATAGTGTCTCCAATCAGCTCGTCCGTAACGCGCTGCACAACTACCCCTCTTTGTTACGAGCGGTAGATGCTACGCGGTCAAGGAAAGCTGATGTGCCTGGCCATGGCGTTATACGTCTGGCCAAGTTCGCATCTATGGGTTCAGCGTTATGCTTTCCCATCGAAGCTATGGTCTTTGCGACCGTTGCGATGATGGGGATAGCAAATGCGCTTAGCACATCTGTTAACCGGACTCTTCTTCAGAAGATGAAGGGCCAGGTGCGTGTCTTCGGGGACGATATTATTGTTCCCGCGGACAAAGTGCACAGCGTGATCGAATCACTTATGACTTTTGGGTTTAAAGTGAATTCGGGTAAGAGTTTCTGGACTGGAAAGTTCAGAGAGTCTTGTGGTAAGGATTACTATGATGGTACGGACGTAACTGTCCTGTACTTCAGAAGTATGTTCCCTACCTCACGCAAGCACGGTAAGGAGATTGCTTCTATCGTAAGCTTCAGGAATCACGCTTACCAGCGTGGCCTGTGGCAGACGGTGAAGTGGTTGGACAACTACATCGAAGGATTAATACCCTTCCCTGCAGTCGCACCAACATCTCCTGGTTTAGGCAAACTCAGTTTTACCGGTTACCAAACCGATAAAATTGACCGTTGGCTGCAAAAGCCTTTTGTCAAAGCTGCTGCAGTCAAAGCTCGGATACCGAAATCTTCGGTATCTGGCTATGGTGCCTTGCTCAAGTTTTTCCTTAAGCGCGGCGAATTGCCATTCGCCGACAGGAATCATCTTGTCCGTGCTGGACGTTCCGATTCCGTCGACATCAAGATCGGATGGTATCCATCCTATTAAAGGATGGGTAGCTGCGTGTGATCAACACGCAGCGTGAGGAGCCTTGTGGTCTCTTCCGAGAGTCATAAGGCTCGGGAGATGCACCCCAAATTTCCCTTATGGAAAATTTGGTGGCAGTGCATCTCCTCACCCAGACATCAAGATCGGAT